AGCAGCGGTTATCCCACGGCTTACGCTGTGGTCGGGGTCGTCTCTACGCGAAATGGACCGCGAACAGATGCGGTGTGCCGTTCTGCGGCTCGGAGCGCCAACAAAACGCGCACTTCTGGACTGATTGCCGAATCGGCGGATGCAAACAATGCGCCCCTGGCGATGTTCGCTCCGCAACCCACCGCATCGTATTGATCGGCGCATTCCATGACCTGATAGTCTCCCTCAACGGCAAACAGCCTGCCGCAGTAGCCGATCAGGAAGGTTCCGCCAGATTCGGTTTCGTTTTCCTTCTTGGCAAAACCACCATCTTTCAAACATTGGCGGATACCATCAACGAAGGCGGTCGCCATATATTCAAAGATGTCTTGATCCTGGCGGTGCTTCGGCGGAGTAAACTTGTACCGAAGCAGTTGCCCCATGCGGAATGACGACGTAAACCCGAAGACAAATTCTCCGTTCCGAAACACCTTCGGGTCGGCGCGAACAGACAGATCGGAACCCGAGCATCCCGCACTATCGCCGCCAATCCACACGGTCTTGCCGTCGGTAAGTCCGACTATTGCTGTCATGCGATCTAAACCAAGTGCAACCCCATTGCGATCAACCCGCTGCCGTCATGTTGCGCTTCCCAAACGACATACTGGTTATCGTCAATGGTGAACTTGTCGCCGCGTACCGGCGTCTGCGGAAAATCGGCTATGATGCCGTAAATGCGGGCGTGCTCGGGATTCTCTTTCGTGGCCAAGTCGCGGGTATCGTGGAAAATCACGTTGACGGCTACCGGAGCATCTGCCTCATGGACATACAGAACGTTCTGCCCCATTGCGGCCATCATGGCGGTATTCATTCCGCTTACGGCATCGGTCCAGTCTGACATGGGCGTTCATCAATGAAGCGAACACGCGGGCCGCGAAATCGCGGCGGCGGCCCGTTGCGCACCCGGCGCTCGGACCAAAGGATGAGAAACTGCGCTATGGGAATGGCGATAACCGCCCTAAGCACAAACCCGCCGAAAAAGAGTATCAATGGCATGATGGAAAAGGGGCCGGCCAGGAGGCGCACCGCCGACCCCTTTCAGTGGGCGCCCTCGCGGGCCGCCCGTACCGTGCCCGCTTGTGGCGGGGACGGCAAACGTAAGGACTACGCGCCGGTCACGGCCAAGCCCACGCCGCCACTGGCCGCATCCGGTATTGGCATGTCTGCGTAGACGCTGCCGCTGACGCCGACGGATGCCTCCCATTCGGCAGCGCCGATCAGCATGCAGTTCTTGAGTGCGATCATGCCGCCCGGGATACCACCGGCGGTAACGTCAAACGCCTCCAGCATGGCCACGGCGGCGCTCTGGACAGCGTTGATGAACGTGCAGTTGCGGAACATGGTGAAACGGTCGGTGCTGCCGGCCGCCTTCTTCAAGAACTGGTGCGTGTTGGCCTCTGCGTAGGTGAGGATGTCGCAGTCGATGAACTTGTTGCGTGCCCCGGCAGCCAACAGAATTTCGCAATTGTCGCCGGTTCCCCGAGGGACGGTATCGAGGCCGATGGTGCAACGGACAAACTCGTTCTCTTCTCCCGCGCACCGCAGGCTGTAGGCGTTGCTGATGTCGTTGTTGGCATGCCCGATGCCGGCGATATGGCAGTTCTCGAAGCGATTCCGGCTGCCCTGCACGTCAACAGATCCAAGCGGAGAGGTGCCTGCCACTCCCATGAAGAACAGGATGTTGGCGATGTAGCAACCGCTGGCCGTGACCCTGAACAGTGGGGCCGCGGCATTGTAGGCCGTGGCGAATTCCACGCGGGAACGCGGAGAAATGTTGACGCCGGAATTCACGCCGACTAGGTGGACGAGACTCTTGTTCCAGTCCAGCATGGCCGCTTGAAGGTCCGTGGTGTAATCCTTGTCGGAGCTTTCGGAGTAATACAGAACGACATCGTTCTGATTCTCAGTGGCGGATGCCAGTGCCTTCACAAGCGTCTTGAACGGTTTGCGCGGCGATTTGCCGTCGTAGGTATCCAGGCCGGAATACGGCTTGACATGCCACACGGCGCCCTGCGTATACGCCAGCCACGGCGGAAGACCCGGCACCGTGGGAATGCCCAGCGTCAGCGGGAACTGCGGAGTTCGATTACTCATGTTACTTACCTCGTCGTCTCAGTTGTGGCCGCCAAGCGAGGCTGAGACGCCTCGGTTGCTCGCCGCGCCCGATGGCTCGGCGGCCGGGGTTACGCGCGGAACAGACTTATGCCTGAATGTCTGGAGGCATTGCCGGGTTCGCCATTGCGGCGAACCCGGCGAGGGGGCCGACTATGCCAGCGTGCCGCGGACAAGAACGGCGGGCCGCATTACCAGTGGCAGGGGGTTGCTCTGGGTGTGGATTTTCCACCCGCGATCAAACTCGCGCGGCTGTTGTTTCGCGTACATTTCCTGGCCAATAGTGTTGACCGCTTCGTTGAAATCGGCCGGGGCGAAGTAGGTGCGGAACGTCTGGTTGGTCCCGACCGGGAAGAATCGGCAAGTACCTGCGGCAATGAACGGAATCGTGGAGCCGGCCGCATTAGTGGCGGTGCCGGGATATTCCTCAATCGTCACGCCACCGAAACGGAATCCGGGACGGTAGTCGCCGGCAAGGTTCTGTGTGGTCTGATAGAACCTAAAAGCGTCCTTCACCTTCGAGTGCTGCGCAAACGCATCGAAGAATGTGCTGTCGCAGAGGCCGTAGACTCCGGTCATGGTGTCGCCCTTCAGCGCAACCTCGATGGCGCGCTTGACTTCGAGGCACTTGCTAAGAACTTCGGTATCCTCGTCGGCCAGTGCGAACGCCACTGTAGTCTGGCTGATTCCGTACTCGGTGAACAGCGAGTAGATGGTGCTGGCATCGGCATCCTGCACGACTCCCGCCAGCGCGCTGGCGCGCAGGTGTTCCAGGGTAATCGCGTGCCGATTCCGCATGTCCGCAAGTTTCTCGGCCATCAGGTCGGAGAGCGCCTTCAGTTGGTTCTCGCTCCCGAACGCGCGGATGTTGGCCACTTCCTCGGGCAGCACGACATCATCGTGCGGGATGTGGGGGATGATGAACGTGCGCGCCGCACGCTTGCCGGAAGCCGCATACTGCGCCGGGGCGCCGGGTTTGGCTGTCTGCAACAGCGTCAGGACGCCGTTGTATTCCTCGACAATGACGTTGCGGGTCCGCACGCCCTTGGCGGGAAAGAGATTCATGGCGTTGATGCGACCATACAGATTCGGAATCTTGTTAATCGCGTCACTCAGAGTCGCCGTAGAAAACGCATCGCCTACAAAGGGGTCAATCACGGGCATTCTTCTACCTCCGTCCGCGCGTTGTACGGCGGACCTGAAATCACAGATTAAGAACTTGGAACTTCGAGAACTGAGAACCCTTGGGGGAATGGATCGCGCTAGTCGCGCGCTACGAGCTTAGCCGCCAGCAATTCGACGTAAGCCGCCGTCTTGTCGGCATCGTGCTGGTCGGACTTCCACGTCAATCCGGCCTTGGAAATGACCGCCGGGCCGCGAACTACGACGGCCGCCTTCTTGGCCGCACTGGTGGCGTCGCAGGCTTCGACGATGATGCCCGCCGCCGTTTCTTCGCCGGTGGCCGCATCGTTGTTGTAGAGCTTGTAATAGCCGCTGGCCGAAACCTTGCCGAGCACCGAACCAGAAACCAGATCCTGGCCAGACTCGATGGTCACTTCCTCGCGGCAGAAATCCGGGTTGATTTCGTACTTCAACCAGTCGCCGGTATAGTTCGGTTCGGTGAGAGCACTCATATGCTTGTACCTCGCTTGTGAATTTTGACCTGCGACCGGCTAGTCGCGCGCTACGATGCCGTTCGTTGCCAGCAACGACGCCAGCCCGATGGCGATTTCCGTGGTATCGTTATCGGCGTGCCATGCCAGTTCGGATTTCGAGATAATCGCCGGCCCGCGCACCAGCACTACGCACGCCTTGGCTGCGCTGGTAGCATCTACCGCTTCGACCAGGATTCCCTCGGCCGTGCCAAACGTCCCGTCGTCATGCACAAATGCGGACCACGTGGTCGTGCCATAAGAAAGCACGGTGCCGCTGGCAAGGTCTTGTCCGGAGGCAAGGCTACCCGCCTCACGGCAGTAATTCGGATCGGCCTCGTATTTCAGCCAATCTCCAACATAATTCGCTTCGCTCAATGCGCTCATGGATATTTCCTCCGTGCGGACCCCGATGGGGGCTGCCCGCTACTTTTTCTCCAAATTCATGCCGGCAATCAGCCGGTCCACCGCCAGGTCCATCGGGCCGCCCTTCACCGACCGCGTTTCGGCTTCCTTTTCGGTTGCTGAAAACGGAATGTGTCGGGAAACTATCTGATTGTCCTGATTTTCGCTCGCCTCGGAACGCAGTACCGTCAGGCGCGCGTAAACCTCTTCCATCGTTGCCTTTTTCTGGAACAGCACCAGCGCCTCTTCCGGGTAGCCGGCCTTGATGCAGAGCGCCAGGATTTCTGCCGCCTTGGCGGTTGCGGCTTCCCGCGCCTGTTCCATGGTGTCTGTGAGCGGGGCCAGCAGGGCGGGTGCCGCTGGTTCCGCATCCGCCCGCGCTTGCGGTACGAACACGGCCCGCAGCGGGGTAATGCCGACCGCCTCGCGAACGGCATTCAGCGCATCCGTCTTTGTGCCGATGGCGTAAGCCAGCCCCGCCTCAATTGCCGAAGTGCCGAAGAACAAACCGGCCTGCATTTTGCGAATCGCTTCCACCGAAATGCCGCGCGACTTCGCCACGCTGACGAAAAACATTTCGGCAACGCGGTTGACTTCCGCTTCCATTACCTTCTGCGCATCTCCGGTCAACGGCGTATGCGGGTTGAAGTCGGCCTTGTGCGCGCCGGACGTGATGATGGTGTACTTCAGACCGGCCTTTTCATCGGCCACCGACTCGTCAATATGTGTCATAATGACGCCGATGGAGCCGACGCCGGACGTGCGCGACATAAACACCTTGCTTGCCGAAGAGGCGAGCAGATACGCGGCAGAGAAGGCGTCGCTGTTGGCAACTGCGTAAATCGGCTTGGCCGTCCGCGCCTCTCGAATCAGGTCCGCAAGGTCGAATGCTCCCGCAACCTCACCGCCAGGCGAATCCACATCCAGCAGAATCCCCTTGATGGCCGGGTCCGTGGCGGCGTCCAGAACTTCTTCCTGAATATCGGCATAGGAGCGCAGCCCGCTCCATGCGTCCATGCCGTAAGCCTTGTTGACCAGCGTTCCTTCAATCGGGATGACGGCGATTCCGTCAGTGGTCACTTCGTATGGTTTGCGCTGTGATTCGCGGGCGAACGCTTCGGCATCCGCAGCGGGCGGTTGCGCTTCGAGATTCAGGCGCGACCCGACAACGGCCAGAACCACTCGCAATTTGCCCGGCGCGATCATCAGCGGCGTGTCGAATATCTTGCCGGCGAGATGGAGCAGACCATGCGCGGCGGGCTTGGGTTTTGCCTGAGCCATCCGCTCCGCAATGCCAACTGCTTCCGCAGCCAGCATCGTCGCGTCTTGAGCGAGGGCCAGGGCATCGGCACAATCCCGATTGGTCAGCGCACTGTCTTCCCGCGCAGCCTCTTGGCTGGCGTCCGGGTCGGGGTCTTCGGCAACCACTTCGGCAACGGGTTCCGCGACAACCGCGAACATCGGCAGTTCAAGAGCGCCTTCGACAACCGGAGTTTCATTCTCAAGTTCGGGCATTATTAAACCTCGCTATGCAATTTGCTGATCTGCCGCTGCGGTTGGCGCCTGGGCCGCTGCGTTGCTACCCGACTTCGCTTGCCGTCCGTCGGAGTCATATTTCACGCCGGCATCATCGGCGCGTTTGTTGTCGGCCGCCTGCTCCGCGTCAATCACTTCAGAGTTGTAGCCCTGTCCGGCCACGATCTTAGAGCGCGTGGTAAAGCCGCCGCGAACGGCAAGCTCACTCGCTTGTACATCCTTGAGCGGGTCAACCCAATCCCAACCGGGCGTAATCCACTCAACCTCGTACACGTCGGGATCGTTCGGATCAACCCGCAACGCACCGGAAGTAATGGCCGCGTCAATCCACGCCCGATAAACCGGCCGGCAAAACTGAAAGACCATTACCTGATATTGCAACTGCTCGCACCGCCGCCTGAATTCCAGCAGGCCGTGACGCAAGGACGAATACGTGACGCCCTTCAAGTCGCCCGTCAACTGCTCATACGTGACGCCCATCCCGGCGGCCACTGCGCGCAATTGCGTGCGAATGAATGTTTCGTAGTTACTGCCACCATCAACGGGAGGCGGCCATGTAATGTTTTCTCCCGGTTCCAGGACTTGCAGGGTTTCCGGCTCAAGCGTCAATTCACTTGTCCCGTCGCCCTGATCCGTACCGCCCAACATGTCCGTCCCCGCATCGGGCGAACCTGGCCGGGTGACGAACGCCGCGAAAAACGCCGCTGCCTTCGCCTTCCGCAACGTGGCATCATCGAATTGATCGAGTTGCCACATCTTCATCAGCACTTGCGCCAGCCACGGTTCGCCGCGCAGTGCGCCGAATCGCCGAAGCAACCGCTGATGCAGCACATATTGGGCGGGCACGCGGACGATTGACCCGTCGTCACCCGGATTCGTATAGGAATCGCCGGGATGAGATCGGTACAGCCAATACGCTTGCCGCTGGCCGATCTTGTCGATTTCAATTCCGGCGCGGATTATGTTGCCGTTGGCCGTTGCTTCCGTCTTCGACAGCGGCAAATGTTCCGGCTCAAGCCCCTGCAATTGCAGCGGGACGGATAGACCATCTTTCGGCCGGCGCATTCGGATGCGCTCAAGACACTCGCCCGCCTCCATAATTTCCCGGCAGACAAGCGACTGCATGCCGTAGAAATCAATCGCTCCGTCAGCGTCGGCCTCGTCCGTCCAGCGGTTCCACAGTTTATGGATGGCCGCACGAACCGCTGCGTCCGGGTGCTGTGATTGCGGCTTGATGCCCGTTCCGACGCAATTCCCGACAAACGAATCGAGTCCGTTCTTGGCCCACGGATTCTTTCTTACCTGATCCCGAGAACGGGCGCGCAGCGTCTCAAGGTTCGAGAATAGAACCGTGTTGGCGCTGCCGGAACTCGGCGCCCAACCACGCACGCGCCGACTGCCCGATGCGGCGTCGTAGTCTATGAGCGCCCCAATGCGCGGGAACACGTATCCGGTCGCATTCCTGAGTCGCTTGAAGAAAGATGGACGCGGCAACTAATACCCCTTCGACGTGATGGTTAGTATCTGACGCACCGGGACAACGCCGGTCTGCCGAGCGAGGTTGACTTCAACTTCGGCGATGGCCGTCTTTAGTTCCGTCACCGAACGATACGTGACCTTGCGCTCACAAACCACACTTCCAGCGCGCCACTGGCAAGCGCATTCTTCAGCGATTGAAGTTGGGTGTCCGTGTATGCTGACATCAGAGTACGAACCTTCCGCGAATCCGGCTATTGCGTCCAGGTGTCGTAGTTTTGCGCATTTGCTGCGGCGGCGATTGATACGGCTGCGGCATTTGCGGCTCGCCTACTGGCAGCGCGGCTGGCATTCGCTCTATTTCCGCCACGATTCCCAATTGCCGTTCTAGCGCCGTCCATGCCTTATCGCCGAAACGATCAAGCCCGAACGCATGGGCCGCCGCCCGTGCGTATACGCGACAGTCCAGCGGCTCGTTGCGAACGTAGTTCTTGACCCAAACAATCCGCGCGCCCCTTA